TGCTATAATCTAAACATCCAACGAATCTAATTAATCCGAGGTAATCTAAATGTCGTTTGCTAATCTTAAAAAGCAATCAAAACTTGGCTCTCTTACACAAAAACTTGTGAAAGAAGTCGAAAAAATGAATAACACTGGAGGGTCAGGTGATGACCGTCTATGGAAACTAGAATGTGATAAATCAGGCAATGGTTATGCCGTTATCCGTTTCCTACCCGCACCAAATGGTGAGGATCTACCATTTGTAAAACTATACTCCCATGCCTTCCAAGGTCCTGGCGGTTGGTACATTGAAAACTCCCTTACTACTTTAGGGCAAAAAGATCCAGTTTCAGAGCACAATACTTTACTCTGGAATAATGGCACAGATGCTGGTAAAGATGCTGCTCGTAAGCAGAAGCGTAAACTTACCTATATCAGCAACATCTATGTCGTAAAAGATCCTGCTAATCCTGAAAATGAAGGCAAGACTTTCTTATACAAGTATGGTAAGAAAATCTTTGATAAACTAACTGCAGCAATGCAGCCTGAGTTTGAGGATGAAGAAGCAATTGATCCATTCGATTTCTGGCAAGGTGCTAACTTCAAGTTGAAGGCAAAGAACGTTGCTGGTTATAGAAACTATGACTCTTCTGAGTTCTCTGCTGTAAGTCCTCTTCTTAAGGATGATGAAGCACTAGAAGCAATCTGGAAGAAAGAGCATTCTTTAGAAGAGCATGTAGCTGCTGATCAGTTCAAATCATATGATGAACTTAAGACTCGTCTTGGTTATGTTCTTGGTAACAAGACTGCAGTTCGCCAAGATCCTGAAGTTGCGGATGAGGATTATGGACGTAGTAATGTAACAGAAACAGTTGAACCTGTTGCTGCTGTAGCATCTACACCTTCAGCAACTGAAGATGATGATGAAACGTTATCATACTTTGCTAAACTCGCTGCTGAGTAACACGAGAAAGGGGTTCTAACGAACCCCTTTTTTAGTCTACGATATTAATGTTCTGAGAACCTATTAATGAAGAATGTATATATTGGGAATTTCTATCATATTGCATTATTTCACGTAAATTACTTAAGAATAGTTGTAAATATCCTTCACGTAAAACATCTATAGATCTTTTCTTTTCATTTTCAATTATTTCATAACTTAGATTGGATACTGCATATCCTAAACTATTTGATATTGATGCAGGTCCAGTACTATATTCTCCAATTTCATCTCCATTATTATTTGTAATAGAATTAAAAGTTGTTATTTCTCCTGCTGTTGCATTAACCATACCTATTTCATCTTGAGTTATTGTTTCATTACCAGAATCTTTTATAAGTGTCCATTGAATTTGTGCTGAAGAATTATTAGGTCTTTTACCTGGTCCATCTATTTTAAATTTATCATCTACCATAGATCCTTCAGGCATAACTAGATTTTGATTTTCATCCCTAATTTCATATGTTTCATAATGATGTGCTGCATTAAGATTTGCTTCAGAACCATATTTTTCTAGAGCATAATCATAAAGATCATTGTCCATTAATGGCCATTGATTTCTAATATTTGTAATACCAGCAGTTAATATAACAACATAATCTAAAGTTGGATCTCCATACAGTGCTTCTGCAATTGTATCTGGTCTATCACCATCTCCTATTTGAAATTTATTAAATAATGTGGCATTGGTCGATAACCAATCCATCATTTTAGTTTTTCTGAAAATATTTTTAACAAATATATAATCTCCAGAAGAATTTTTATGTGATAGTGGAGATTTATATGCTACGTTTGGTAGTTCTCTAAAGTATCCCATTAGTATCCCACTCCTCCTTCAACTTTATCGTAATCTTCTGCATAAATTGGATTTAATTCCTTGAATACCAATGACATTTGTATACTAACTGGTTTTCCATCAGCATATGAAGCATAAGTACCTGCTCCAGTATAATTAACAGACATACTTGTTAGAACTGTAGGTTTAAATCTATTTAAGAATGGATGTATTTGCATACCTCTTCTATATTCTAATATAAATGCATCTGGTGCTTGTATAAGCCATCCACCAGATGCACTAGCAACAGTGGTGGATCCTCTTTTTGGTGCCATAGATTGCTTCAATTTTCTAATTATTTGTCCAACAGCATCTGCTTCTCCAGAACTTCTAGGAGTAAATGTTATATTAAAAGGAAATTGTCTTATATTCACACCTTCAAATAGTAATTCTTTATTTGAATTTAAAATTTGTCCAGTTGCTCTTGATATAACTGATCTTGAACTAATGTTTGCACCCATAGCATTAACTGCTTTACCAGCAACTGAAGCTGATAGAGCATTTGCAACATCTGCATTTAATCCAAGTTCATTAGTTCCACCTTCTCCACCTAAGATATTCTTTCCTACAGACACAATATTTGATACTGCTTCTTTTGGATTTTCTATAAGTTGCTTTGCACCTGTTAATCCTGCTAGTTGGAATAAATTCATAGAATTTTCTCCCCAAGTAACAGAATTACTATCATTTATTTGTTGAGGTATTGGTAATTCAATATAATATTGAATTTTTTGTTTACTAGTTCCAGCGTCTCTGTTAAATCTATCACTAGCATCTGTTCCTATATTCCAATTATCTTTTGTTGCTTTTACAGCTTCTTTTTCTAATACTTGTTTTCCACCTATACCAAAAAAACCACCCTGTTTACTATATACTGCTTCTTGTGCTTTTTGTCCTTTTTCATATTTAATAGCATCATCACTACCAGACTTTGGTGGTTGATAGTGGATACATTTAATTAATAATGAATCCCTATCAGGAGACTTTTTATTAGCCTCACCTATTGGGTATTCATAATATTGACCAATAGGTTTATCTTTCTTGTCTTTCTTAGCACCATCTTTTGTAGTTTGCTTACTTGAACCTTGTATAGATTTTATAAGATCTTTACCTGGGTCTGTTTCAGCAAGTTTTAATGCATCTTTAAAAGATAAAGCCATTTATCGACCTTTTATATGGATTATCAACTATTTAGACGAAATCTAGCGAAAGGAATTGTTCTTAGTGATCTTAGTTCTAAAGAACTCACTTTATACAACCCACCTATAACTTCATTCCAAGTATATTGTCTAACTTCACCCCAATGATAGTTTAAACCACGAAATCCCCATTCAAATACATCAAATACAGCAACTAGTGGATGTTGATCATATTGTATGTTTGGTGTTTTTGGTTTATAGACGAATACATAATAGTTTCCTACTTCAGGAACTTTACCACCTTCAGTTAATACATCTAATACTTCAGTTGCTAAATCATCAGGATTTTCTGTTCCATATAATCCATCTAGGACTGGTGTAATTCTATTTTGTGCTGCTAATTTTCTTTTTTGACTTTGTAGAAAAGTTTCTCTTTGTGCCATTATTTTATACCTAGTTCTTTTTCAGTAACCACTTTAAATTCCCATTGTCTATCAGCACACCATTCTCTTGCTTCTTTCCATTTTGCCTGATTCCTAGCATATTCAAATGCCTCACGAATATATCCTTTAGTTTGTCTTTTTGGTTTTTTGGGTGGAGAACATTGCTTTAAAGGTTTTACTTCAATAACATATCTTTTTATTACACCATTACTTTCCTTTACTTTCATATAGAAGTCTGGAAAATATCTATGGGGTTTTCCATCAGGACCACGGTAAGGTATAATAATCTCTTCACTTGCCCATTCTAATACATTAACATTGGAATCGCAGTAAATCATAAATTTTCTTTCCCATAATGATCTAAAGGTTATTTCTGTTGGGTCACCTTTATATTTCTTTGGGTGAGATGGTCGATATTTTCCTTTATAAGCCATCTAAATAGAAATGATATAGTAAAACTATTTAGAGTGACACGCCCAATACCAAAGAAAATATCCCAGATATTGCCAACATTCCAAAATGTTGCTCAAACTTCCAATTATTATGTTCAGTTTGCTCTTCCACCAGGAGCAGGTGGTGGTGAAGATCTAAGATCTCATCTTCAACGTAAAGGAGTTGATATGAGATTTCATACTGAAACTATCGGGTTATTATGTTCTTCTGCATCATTACCAGGAAGTTCTCATGCAACTGTGAATGCTGTTGGAGAATATCAGGGTATGGTTGAAAAAATGGCACATACAAAAAATTATACTGTAATTGATTTAGAATTTTATGTTGATAATGATTATAAATCCCTTAAGTTTTTAGAGCATTGGATGGAATATATTAGTGATGGTGGAACTTCAGATCCATTAAATGA